GCTTCGGCGCTCAACCTGACAGGAGCGGCAAATGTCCGTCAATCTCCCGACCCACTACGTACAGCAGTACGCGACCACCATCGGTCTGCTGCTGCAGCAAAAAGGTTCCAAGCTCCGCATGGCTGTCACGAACGGCAGCTACGTCGGCAAGCAGGCCTCGCCAGTCGATCAGATCGGCAAGGTCGAGATGCAGCTCGTCACGTCGCGCTTCGCCCCGATGGGCCGCGTCGACGCACCGACCGATCGGCGCTGGGTGTTCCCGAGCGACTACGACCTGCCCCAGCTCGTCGACTCGCTCGACAGGCTGCGCATGATCAATGACCCGAGTTCGAGCTACGTGCAGAACGCCGTGATGGCGGCCGGCCGTCAGATCGATCGCCTCATCTGCGCTGCCTTCAGCGGCACCGCGAAGACCGGCGAGACAGGCTCTACGAGCGTGTCGCCAACAGCAGGCAACGAGGTCGACGTCGCAACCGGCGGCGCAAACTCGGCGCTCAACGTGGCGAAGATCAAGGCCGTGAAGCAGTTGATGATGGCCAACCACATCGACTTCGACACCGAGCAGGCCTATATCGGCATCACAGCTGCTGACCACGCCGCGCTGCTGAACGAGATTCAGGTCATCTCCAGCGACTTCAACGGCGGCGCCGCTCCGGTATTGCGCGAAGGCCGCATCGAGCACTTCCTCGGCTTCGACTTCATCCACTGCGAGCTGATCGAGACCGCGCTGGCCGGCACCAACGAGGTGACGCTGCCGGTGTGGGTCAAGAGCGGCATGCATCTGGGCATGTGGAACGACATCTCCAGCGCTGTCGCCATCCGCGAAGACCTGCAGAGCCGCCCGTGGCAGCTCTACACCTCGATGACTGCCGGCGCGACCCGCATCGAGGAAAACAAGGTCTACGCCATCGAGTCCTACCGCGCTTAAGGAACAGCCATGGCAACCGTAAATTCCACCTGGATCACCAACGCCGTCGCGACTCCGAAGGTTCTTTCCAACGCCTCCATTTCGGTGGGCGACATGAAAGAGGCCTCCAGCGCCGCCACGGTCTCCGCAACGCAAACCTCCGGCGACATCATCCGCCTCGTGCGCGTGCCGTCGAATGCGCGCATCTCGCAGGTGCTGCTCTCGACCGGCGACGCGACCACGGCCGGCGCGATCGACATCGGCGTGTACCAGACGGCCGACAACGCCGGCACGGTCGTCGACGCGGACCTGTTCGCCAGCGCACTCGCGCTGACCGGCGGCCCGTTCAACAACAGCGATCAGACGTTCGAGAGCGGCGAGTACACCTACGCCGAATCGGCGAAACCGCTGTGGGAAGTGCTGGGCCTGTCGGCCGACTCGAACCGCGATTACGACATCGCCGCGACCGTGACCACGACCGGCAACGGCATGGATACGACCATCGCGCTCAAGGTCCGCTACGTGGCCTGACAACACCGGGGGCTTCGGCCCCCGGTTCTTCATTGAAGGAGTGCCGCCATGGCCGACAGGTTTTACTCCGTGATCCTCGGCGAGCAGCTGCCCAGCCAGGTCACCGAAGGTGCATCGACCTCCAGCGAGGCCATCGAGCTGCGTGTCAGCGACACGATCTATGCAAAAAAGATCGACGTGATCATGGGGCTGAAGGCGATCCAGGCCTACCTGGAGACCACCGAAACCAGCCCGATCGCGTGAGGCTGGCATGCCCATCCTCCTGAGCAACGCATCGGCCACTGGATCCTGGGTCGCCTGGGATGGCGGCACCGGGGTGTTCTCGTGCGTCGGCACCTTCAACAGCGCGACCGTCTCGCTGCAGTTCCAAGGGCCTGACGGCTCGACGGCCATTGACGTGGGTACAAACACTACGCTGACGGCGGCCGGCGCGGGTGGCTTCGTGCTGCCGCCTGGCCGCATCAGGGCATCGATCAGCGGCTCGCCTTCGGCCATGTACGCCCAGGCCGAACAGGTGCGCTGACATGAGCGGCCTGTCATTCCCCATCGCGCTGGCCATCGGCGGAGGCCCTGGTGGGAGCAGCGCGTTCTCGGCGCTGACCGGCAATCCGAGCGACAACTCCGCGTTGGCGGCAGCGCTCGGCAGCGGCTATTCGTTCACGTTCTCCACGACGACCACCGACGCAGACCCCGGGACTGGCGTCATCCGCGCCAACAACGCCACGCAGTCGAGCGCCACGATTCTCTATGTGGATGCGACCGACGCTGGCGGCGTGAGCATGACGCCTTTCATCAAGGGCCTCGGCGAAGGCATCACGCTGACGCTGCGGCAGTCGACCACGAAGTGGCAGACGTACGTCGTCCAAGGCGTGGCTACAGCCACCGGCTACTGGAAGATCACCGTGGTCTGGCAGGTCGGAGGTTCAGCCCTGGACAACGCAGCGGCGTTGTCGGTGACGGCTACCCCGGGCGCTCCATACCTCGGCACGCTCACAGGCGACGTCACGGCCGTCACGCGCAATGCTGACGGCACGGTTGCCACGATCACCATCAACGGCATCGTCTGGACGCAGACCTACAACACCAACGGCACGCTCGCCACCGAGACCGCTGGCGGCCTGACGAGGACGTACAACTACAGCGCTGCCGGCGTGTTCACCGGGGTTACTGGCGCCGTCGAGCGGCAGGGCGTCAGCTGGGGCACGCGCGGCTATCTGGCGTGGCAAGAGAATGACTGCTTCGGCACCAACTCGCAGAACCTGGCGCCCTACACGGCATCGGCCATCGCGAGCGGTACGGCCAATGCGCCGACCGCCGGCGTGCAGACCGCCGACCACCCGGGGTTGGTGCGCATCACCTCGAGCACAACGACCAACAGCGGTGTCGCGCTGCACACGGGCGACGCAACCAACATGCGCCTTGGCGGCGGCGAGGTGTTCGTCGCGATCTTCCGTGCCGAGACGTTCACCAACACGACGCTGCGCGCAGGTTTCCACGATTCGACCAATTCCAGCGCACCCGTCGATGGGGTGTACTTCGAGTACAGCGGCAGCGGTGCGCTCGTCGGCAAGACGCGCAGCAACTCGGTGGAGAGCGTGACCGCTACGCTGCTCACGCTGAGCACGGCGACGTTCTATCGACTTGAGATACGGCTCGATGAAGCGCTTGGCAATGCCAACTTCGCCATCTACTCGGAGGCTGCGGCGCTACTCGCCAGCGGCACGCTGAGCACGAATATCCCGACAGCATCTGGCCGCGAGTGCATGCCCTGTTTCAACGCGACGAACAGCGGCACTTCGGCCACCGACCTCGCGCACATCGACTACCTCGGGTTCGGTTCGCTGCGCCGGCTCTCCCGCTGACATGGGCCGCGCTCGCTTCAACAAGAACTTTCCGCACCGCGGTGGTCCGGTTGCAAGCGTGTCCGCGCTGTCCGCGCTTCCGCTGGCGGCGAAAACGCAGATCAGCGACTACAGCGGCAATTGGAACTTCGGGACCACGATCACGCACGCCGGCACCGGGACCGTTCAGGTCACCGATGTGGCCGACCCCAACGGCAGCGGAGTGCAGGTCATCCAGGCGCGCGTGAAGAACGCTTACTCGTCGCTGTCTGGCGGCAAGCGGGCCGAGTTCCAGCTCTACGGGCCGACAGACCTCAATTACGTCCAGCTCGTACCGGGGCACGACTACTGGTTCGCCGGGGCGCTGATGCGCAAGGTGGGCGAGACGTTCTCGTCAGCGGCGACCTCAAACGACGATCACCTCGTCTTTCAGACCCACTCTCCGGTCAGCGGCGCGGACACGCAGCCGGACATCGCGCTTCATCTGCAGCAGACGGGCGGCGGCCTGCCTGCCTCGCAGTGGTACTTCAGCGTGTCGTACAACACCAAGGCGCAATCCACTTGGGTGTCGCAAGGCGGCAGCAACCCGGACACCGAGGCCACGACCAAGATTTACAACGAGTCCGCGCCGACGCCGGGGCAGTGGATGCGCTTCATCATCCATTACAGGCCTGGGTATCTGTCGTCTCACAACCCGCTCGTCGACCTGTGGGTGAGCAAGAACGGCGAAGCCTTCCGCAACGTGAAGACTTGGACCGGCTTCAATACCTACAACCAGACCAACCCGAGCTACCCGCGCATGGGCATCTACAAATGGTCGACGTTCTTCGATGACCCGATCACCTACTATGAGACGAGGCTGTATCAGCAGGAAGGCGCCAATCTCTACAACGAGGCTGTAGCCGCCTTCGGCGCGCTTGTTTGAACCATGGCCAGCCAAACCGCCATCTGCAACCGCGCGCTGAGCAAGCTCGGCGCCGCGCGCATTCTCACGATCACCGACGACGTAAAG